TTGTTTAAACGCCGCAAGTTGAGCATCATACGTGCGATAGGTATCGCCAGCCGAAACGGGCTTTAGTTCAACACCATCAGCCTTTGCTTTCTCAACCATGGCCGCCCATGCTGCTGCGGCAAGCCAATGCAATTTTCCACCACCAACGGCAGGGCGGAGCAGATGTTCAGGTAATTTACCAGGCTGTACGCCCTTTAAATCGGCAGGCAATCGTACAGGAACAACGTAATCCCAATCAACCCTCAATGTTTAACTCTTTTGTTTTTCATTAAATGCCATTCAACATGGTCGTTTAGGTTTCCTTTAACTTCACGAACATCTACTTTTAGGTCGTTAATTGCCTCCATGACAATGCCGTGGTCTCTTCGGTTTTCTTTACGAAAATCCAAAACATACTTAATCAACCACCCAACACCAGCCCCAATGACTGGAATACTTGCAACAATAAGTGCAACCCACGATTCGTTCATGCCAACCTACCAAATCCAATACCACGGTCTTTTGGTCCAAACGCCTCGCCGCGCAATTGTTTTATTTCTAGATAATCTAATTTTCGTTGGAGGTCAAGTTCATTAATATTTTGTGGATTTGCCTTATTGTACACGTTGATTGCTCGTGAACGCATACGGGCGGTATCAATAAAACGGATTCGTGGGGCGACTCCAGCACCTTTTATTTTTGTAAAGATGCGACGTGCTTTAAAAACGTCGGTTGGCTCCTGAAAGGTTTTAGCACTGCTGGATTCACGACGAGCGGACTGGTATCCGCCACCGATAAAACCAATACGTCTACCGCTGTCGTTTTTGGTAAACCTGTTTTTAAAATTATAATCGTACCCAAGGTTCTTGTGAGAGTGTTGAGTTCCGTAAAATTCAGACCAGCGAGCCTTCCTCATTGCCGAAAAATCGTACAAACCACCACCTTGATACGACCCAGAAATGGGAATACCAGACAAAGAAGTGGTTAGGGGAATGATGACTTTTCGTGGGTCAGCACTTCTTCCCGCTGGTGAATTCTTGTAGGAAGACACGACAAATGCCCAACTACAGTAATCAGTCGGAAACGACTGTTGGATTTGGCCTATTCATGTGGGAGCCACTGTTCATTTCAACCTCAAATGTTGGCATGCCATCGCCAGCCATCGCACCAGTCACAAAATCTTGAAGGAGGGCAGGAGCCTCAACCCACGAAGCAGAGCCAACATGCGCCCTCTCACGCATGGTGTCTTCAGGGTGTTTGTAAAACATTTCAGGGTTGTTATGGTTTTGACGCATTGGTGACGGTGCGGTGTCATAGTATGCGCCAATTGAAAAGTCGTTCGGGACGTCGGTATCGGTTGCAACGCCCTCTTCAAAACGAAGAGGTCCTTTGTTCATCGGTATGCCAGGAGCCATAGTGCGCTGGAACATGATTTCCCTACGACCACTTTCAGGATAGGGATTCTGTGGAGCAACTGACATATTACTGGTCTGGTCTTGCATCTGTATATCCTCCAAGGGTGGATGTTTACTACTTATACTCTACCACTTTCAAATACGTTTTACCGATAAAACGGAGAAACTCCAACTTGAATCTCTGGCATTGTATCATGTACCGTCATTGCACAAGCCAAAGACAACGAATCTGGATAGTCGTCAAACGCCCCCTTTTCATCGGGCGCGGACGCAAGCAGATATGGACCTTTGTAAACTTTTTCAAGGTCGGACATTTGTTGAGCAAACTTCTTCCAACTACGTGTTCTTCGTGTTTTAGCGTGGGCTGGTATCACCAACTGGTCACGTTGAATAAGTTCTGTCAAATGAACCCATCGTTCATGTTGAGCCTTAGAGTCTGAACTCATGGCAATGACCTCTATGTCTGGTAACAATAGTTGTAAACGCTCCGCCACCGCGCCGCCAACACCCTGTGAATCCACTCCAACACGCAGTATCTCATAATGACGTAAAAAATCAACAATTTCAAAATACTGTTGTTCCCACTCTTGATTATTAATTTCTAACCAATTGAGAATGCGGTGTTCGTAAAAACCAAAAGAATCTGGATGGTTCCAATCAACCCATACAACAGTCACCACTGTTGAGTCTGTAGAACGGGCAACATCAATTCCAGCAACCAGCGGGCTTCGCCACCACTCTTTTACTATCGGCATAGAAACGTCGTACAATCGTTGTAAACGCTCTTCGGTAACAAACATTCCCTTTTCAAGAATCCACCGATTACAATACGACATTTGAAATTCGTCAGAATCCTCACCGATACGAATTCTTTCTTTGGAGATAAATTTTCCATAATTTTTGTTGTATTTAGAGGCAACGTGCCAATCATATTCAAAATGAGACTGTCGGCTTCGCCTGCCACCGTTTGCGTTTCTCCGCTTGTTGAACTGAATCATTTTGTAAAAATAAGATTTATTTCTGGAAGCCGTTCCAGTCAAACAAATAGTACCGTTGTTGAACGCCAACATTGGTTTAATTGATTTTGTAATGACAAATTCATCCGCTTCTTGACACTCATCTACCAACACAAAGTGGTAGGTTTTTGATTCAATTTTGGCTTTGGGATTGCAGGTTTGCATACGGCACAAAGACCCAGCATTTTTTAAAGTTATAATTTTTCCTTTTCCACGAGCGCCGCCCGACGCCGCTTTGTCGTCAATTTCAGGGTCAAGAAGAAAGTTTAAAGCATGTTCACTGGTTAATTTTGTAACAATACGACTAAATACGGTGTCTGCTTGGTCTTCTGTTGGAGCAAATACGCCGCACCAAAAACCCCTGTCAAACTTGTCCAACCACATTGGGTATACGGGAGCCAATTTAGGAAGAATGACCATCATTGATGCCATTACACCAGACAAAACCTCCGATTTTCCAGACTGGCGACAGCCAATCACCGTAACCTCGTCGCCGTCACCCAAAACAATTGATTCAATTATACGGTAGGCAATCGGAACTTGATACGGGAAAAACTCAATGTCACAAAACTCTTCGGTGAATACAATCAACTTTTTGACTAATTGGTCTACAAATTCCTCAGAGGCTTCGTCAAGTTCTGGGGACAGTTCCTCAATGTCGGGAACCTCATTTTCAAAATCAGTGGTTGTTTCGCTCACGAGAACCAACTTCCCTGTGCAAGTTGTTTAAAATTTCTACCAATTCGTCAAGTTGGTCCAACGAAGAGCCTTGGTAGCGATAGCGGTCAAACGCCGCCCCCAATTCCATTATGGTTGTGTTATACCAATCCAACAACGATTGTTTGTCCAGCCGTGTAATGCGGACGGGAATATTGCCTGAGTCTTTTTGCTTGCGCCAAATACCTAAAGCCATTTGCGTATCTCCTTTGGTTGATAGTGAAGACGCCTTCCTTTGACAGCACGCATCAAACCTTCGGTTTCATTAATAAATTTATGACCTTTACAAAACCCCATTTGAAACGAATATTTGCCAATTCCAATTTGAAACCCGCGACCCGTGCGCCACGGGAAATCCGTTTCCCGCATGAACGCAATAGAGAATGAAAAACCTCTATGATTATCACGGGTAATCCAATAAACAAACCCAATTCCTTGAACAAGGTTTAAAGTATCTTTAAAAACATAAGAACCACAAACAATTGAAATGGTAGTGCACCCAATCAACATCCACATCTGCCACGTGATAAGCGCCCACCACCACAACATAAACGACACAATGAACATCCAAAAAATACCATATCCAACTATTTTTTTCATCGGCTACAGCCTAATGCCAGCGGCGTCCGTTCCGCTGTTTGCTGGGAAATCATAAAACTGGTCGGCAAAAGACGTCTCGTTTGCTGGGCGGTAGCCGTACCCGTTTAGCGTCGTATTAATGAAATGTCCCTTTGAGTTGCTTGCGGCAAATTGCTGATAAATAGCCACATCAACTGGCCCGTATACCCAATCTGGACCGCGCCTGCCATTTTTGTGAAATCTAACAAGAATATACCCAATTTTGGCTCCGTACAAATCAAACATTGGTTGGTCAATTATAAATTTGTGCGAACACAGCCTGGTGCTTCCCGCTGGACCCTGACCGTAGTTTGCAGGATTATCAGGTTTGTTTGCTATTTGTGCAACAGTGACGGTGTTAAAAAGAGACGTGTCTATGTCCTGTACTGGTTTGTTGTCATCAACCAGCGGTTTACCCTCTTCGTCTAGTGCTGCACCACCAACAATGCGAGTTCCTAATAATTGTTCTTTTCTTTTTTCTTCGCGCTTATATATTTCTGACGTGCCTTCTTCAAGGCGCTCAGTTAAATTATAACCGCTTGGAAGTCCTGGTCTACGACGCGGCATAGACACCTATGATAGCAGTTAAAGTATTTACTATAACTCCCGCACGAGACGCTTATAGATTTTCACAACATTAGCCGACCACGGAAACGGCTGCCCTTGATGCGGACCGCCGTCGGCGGTGTCGGCTGACGCCCATTTCACCGACCCGCCAGGGCCGACATATTTGCCGTTCTCCCAACGGCCAGAGGCGTGGAGTTTCCCGTCAAGAATATCAACGATGGTGGTGGCCTTGTTTTTGATGAGGATTTCACATGCCCGCGTCACTTGGTCACGGACACCAGCATACTTGTAAGTAGACCCCGAATCGTATGAGCCGACGCCGAGACCGTTGCCCTTCAGCCCGTCACCTTTCGTGAACCAGTGTGTTTCGGCCATGCCTATCGCCACAATAAGAAGCGGGTCAACGCCGTGCTTTCGGCAGATGCGCCGCACCAAAACCCAGTCCTCTTCGGGTATACCTGCGGGGGTCATTTTAGAAACCTCGCTGCTTCAATAGTTCAGGCGGCAACGGTTCATGACAGTGTAGGTGATACGAACACATCGTTCACCGCATCATAGGTATCCCCGATGCCTGCGTACTTGCCACGCTGAGAGTTGTCGTGGAATGTTTCTACCCATAGCGAACTGTCGCCGTAGCGGTCAGGGTTGGCGCACAAGAAGTCCCACGACACGACACGAACATCGGTGACGATGCCGTTCTCAACTTTGGCGAAGTAGGTGAGTGTGTCGCTCATACCTTGAACCTCACGAATACTGCGCCAGCCGCACCCGAACCGCCTTGTGTGCTGCCTCTTGCGCCACCGCCACCTGCGCCGTAGTTCACGCCATTATTGCCTACAACGCCGTCTGCCCTTCCTGCGACACCGCCGTTGCCTGCCGCACCGCCAGCACCCGTACCGCCGCCGCCGCCGCCTGCTGATGCGTAATAGGTTGCGCCTGTTATCCAACCTGAAATGTCTGCGCCGTTGCCACCTGCGCCACCTGTTGAACCGCCAGCGATGCTGCCACCAGCAGACCCAGCACCGCCACCACCGCCACCTGCCGAACTTGATAATTCCGTGAACCCGATAACGGTGTTGGAGCCGCCGTTGTTGCCTTTCGTGCCTAGTCCTCTACCGTAGCCATGAGCCATCGGCACACCAGCACCGCTACCACCCGCTGTATCCGAATAACCCTCAGCCGTATTCGTGCGCAGATAGTTGTATAACGCATCAGGCATAGACGAGTAGCCGCCAGCACCACCGCCACCAATAGCACGAAGTCCAGCAAGCGACGATACTGCGCCACTTGTACCTCTGCTCGTTGAACCTGCCCCACCAGCACCAACATCTGCGGTGTATGTTCCAGCCGCAAGATAGACGGTGAGAACAGTATCTAATCCGTTAATGTCGCCGCCACCACCGCCACCGCCGACACGAGTGTAGTAATCGCCAGCCGCAGCACCACCGCCACCACCGATGAGCAACACATCAAACAGACCAGCCTTAGAAACCGTCAGCGTGCCGTCGCTCGTGAAGGTGAGCAGCGTGTAGTTCTGACTGCTGACCGTGATGCTTGACGATGAGCCGCCTGTCGCTACGCCGTAGGGGATGTCAACCGCCACCGTGTCCGTTGTCTGCGAAGAAACATAGCCGAGATACGAACGGGTCATTCCGCCGCCTCACTTGACGGAGAAACGAACTGCGAACCGTTCCACACATCACCGATGCCTGCGTACTTTCCTCGGTCTTGACCTTCAATCGGATTATTGTTGTACGAGGTCTGCACCCATTCACCCGACAAGCCGATGGAGGCGATGAATGCTTTGCCTGCCGCCTCGGTCGGTGCTTGCTCGTTGCCCACGACGATTACTTCACGGACTACGCCGTTTTCGACTCTTGCGAAGTGTGCCATATCTTTTACATCTCCTGTCTGAGTGTTGTATTATATTTCATTTTAGACCTTGAACCTTACATAGACGATGCCTGAGCCACCATTACCAGCAGCACTTTCAGCAATAGTTCCGCCACCGCCAGCACCGCTATTCGTTGCGCCACTATTTCCTACGCCTGAAGTTTTCCCTGCGACACCGCCATTTCCTGCCGCTCCACCACTACCACCGTCCGCGCCACCACCGCCACCTGCTCCTTTATAAGTAGTTCCAGCAGCCTGCCCAAGAAAGGTAGAAATATCTTTACCATTACCACCTGCGCCGCCGTTAGTGCCTCCAGTATTACTATTTGCGCCAACACTACCAGCACCACCTCCGCCAGCGCCGTCACCTGCAGCACCTGATGAAGTTCCGCCAGAATTACCAAACGAAGTTGATGGATAAGAAGAATTAGCGCCTGTCTGACCTGCTCCGTAACCGCTGCCAGACTGACCACTTCCGCCACCACCTGAGCCACCTGGATTCGGACCACGAAAATTTCCACCGCCGCCGCCGCCACCGACAACGCCAATAATAGAACCGATAGAACTGCCTGAACCGTTCAAGCCGCCAGTATTATAGGCGCCACCAACACCGCCAGCGCCTATAACGACTGACTGATTTGCGTCAATATAAACCGTGGTTTGGATAACTCCGCCGCCGCCTCCGCCTCCGCCTGAACCTACTTCAGCCGCACCAGCACCGCCACCACCGCCAACGAGTAGTACATCAAATAATCCAGCCTTCGTCACCGTGAGCGTGCCGTCACTCGTGAACTGCAGGACTCTGTAATTTTGCCCGTTGATTACCGCTGGGTCGGCTATGACGGTTCCACCAGTGGCGGTTCCGTACAAACCCGTATCGGTCACCGATGTCATACCAGCGACCGTAAAAGTTCCCGACGAGGTGAATGTCCAGACTGTGTACAAGCCCACGGGCAACGATGTGCCGCCTGATGCCGTCACCGTCAAACCTGTTGCGTCGCTCGTCAGGTATCTGATGACGACGATGCCTGAGCCGCCGCTTGCGCCTAGGACGCCTGAAGTGAATTGACCTCCGCCGCCGCCGCCTGTATTGGGTGTACCTGCCGTAGCCGACGAAATGCCGCCTGCGCCGCCGCCTCCGCTACCGCCAACAGCGCCAGAACTCTGACCGCCGCCGC